CCACTCCTTTTGCTCCGCCGGTGTACGACGCGGGCGACGGGTGGCGATATACGCCAACCCTTCAGGGGACTCCAACCAAACCGCATGTTCATCCGGTGTGCGTTTGTGCACAAAAACCGAGCGCGGCCCACGCGCCGGTGGCGCGGGTGGCTCAATAGGTTTCGGAGTCGCGGGTGGTGATGTAACTTGCGTGACTTGCGGCAAGCCATCAATGAAGGCGGGTGGGAGGCCAGGTTTCAGGGCCGGTTCAACCACGCGCAGGCAGGGGATGTCAGCCATACTGCCTTTCTCAAGCCATTCGCCAAGCGTCTGCAATTCCTGTGGGGCAAGGACCTTAGAAACAAGGTCCGCCATCCAGGGCTGAGGAATGTTCTCCACAGCCAAGCCCTCATTTTGGGCGGCAGTCCAGGAAAGGACGGGTGGCCACAGTGATCTATCCACTGTGAGGGTAACGAGTTTCCGAGCGATATCACCGATAACTGGGGTGTTAGCATCGGTGATCAGAAAACTGAGGCCCTTGTCGGCCATGACGACTTCATTGGGCACATCGCTTGCCCTTGTGGTGACGTGTAATTTGTTGAGCTGTCGGAGTATATCGCAGCAGGAATTGGCACCGCCGCTCCAAACCTCTCCGAAAAACCTGCCGAGGAAGGATATGGGTTGGCCGCGTTCCACGCGCGTAACCTTAACCACTTTGCCAACTTCCTCCGCGGCTTTGCGCATATCGTCCTCAAGAAGATCGGGTGTTGACCCGTCATCTCCTCCGTAAAGCCCCAGGCTATGCCAAGCTAATTGGCTCGGCCGTGTGGCTCGGAGGGCAACATACGCGACGAAAGCGTTGCGTATGGTATTGCCCGTTGAGGTATCTGCAAACCCACTGGCTTGACCTGTCCCTTGACTGTAGGTCGAGCCTTGCGCGCAGCGCACACTGTTTCCAAACAGAAGCGCACACGTGCGCCGAACGAACTTGTGTTCGTCGACGTGGAACAGATTGAGACGGACGCGCAGGTCCAGCTCTCGCTCAATAACCCCGACACTGCCATCCATGTTGGAATAATCGCAGTCTGCGGAGAAAGCAGCGTTCTTGTACTTCGCGCCAAGAATAGCGCCTACGTCAGCCAGGCTCCGGCCAAAAGCATACCAATGGACCGTCTTCAACGCATCCGCAACGGCGTACTCCATTAGCGCACCGGCAATCTTGACCGCGGGCGTCGGCACCGTAATGTTCCGTGGGGCCCCAGATCCTGGCTCCCGTTTCTGGAAAGCCGAGGCTCGATTGGGCCCTTCAGTTGCATATAGGTGCTGTCCGCGTTCAATGATAGCGCGCTGGGAGGGACGCGTCTGGCGCTTGCGCACCTCGTCCTCAGAGACGGGGCGCAGTTTCCCGGTGATGGAAACGGTATCAGCCACGAGTAACGTGACGAACTCATTCATCAACCGGTCCAGATGTGCGGTTAGTGGTGCGACGTTTCGCATTGCTTCAATCCTGGTGGCAATAGTCGTACGTTCATTGTTAACAGTCCTTGCAGGTGCTCCGCAGGCGCCTGAAATCCACGGAAGGGATGCCGGGCGCATGCCGCTACCTAAC